AGGGCTACACCGTTACCCCACATCTTATACTCGGCGGCATCCGAGTGCGGATCTTGTAGCCATTTGATGAGCTGACGGTCGGTCTTGGGTTTGGTAGATTTACTTACAACCCGGCGATGGGTTTCCCAGACCTCTCGCCAGAAGGAAATGTCCGCCTCCGTGGGATCGGGGGTCTCCAGATCCGCACACCACCAGTCGGGGAAACCTTGCAATCTGGCACACTCGGTCGGAGTCAGCCGACGCACGGTGTAATTGGAGAGAACAGCACCGGGGCCTTTGGCGACCTGGGTGGCGGCGAGTTCCTCACTAACAGCGGGCTGGAACTTGGAGGTAGCACTCTGGTTGTAGGTGGCATAGTCCACACCATAACACGGAGCGGTCACGCAGGTAGCGTCTTTGAAATCTCTGCCCATCAGCGTTGGAGATTCCTCCTCAAGTACCTGGGTGTATTTCGTAGGGGTGATGGTGTAAGCCGGACACCTAACGATGGCGATCCCTCCCTGGTGGCAGGTGGGGTTACCCCCAGAGACATCCAGCGTTTTGGCGGTGTCGGCCTCGTAGTAACCAACATGGGGGTTGCTGGAGAGCATACCGCATGACTGGTCGGAACCGATCCCGAAAGCCTTCACGACAAGTTCATTGCATCGGGCTTCACCCTGATCAAACACATTCAGCGTGTTTGCAACCTCGGCCTCCTTCCAAGTCTGGCCTTCCGCAGCGGAGTGAGGGCGGGTTCCTTTGCAGAAAGGAACGCTCTCGCCAACCACGAAGGGCTGGTTGTTGCCGCCCGTACCGAAGGTGGCGGATACGGTAGGTGCAACTTCGACCGGTCCCACATACCGTGTGTCCTGGCTGTGATTTTCAAAGACGCTGGTCTCTTCCAGTACGCAGGGAGGGTGGTGTGCCTCGGCTCGGAGCGTACAGGTCTCCTCGTGAGTCACATCCATGCGGTTGCCGCCTTGGTCGTTTAGAACGACACCGTTTCGCCCGGTAGACATACCACAGTTCACTCCAAGGGTAGATGCGGTGCGAGAGATGGTGCCGTTGTATCCGTCTATACATAGGCCTGCCGCTCCAGCGCGATCCGCAGTACCTCTGGAAGCTCTTTGCCACGAGCGGAAGCCCGATGCAGAATACCTCGACAGGCCTTCGGACTCAAAAAGTACCTTTCCGGCACATTGGCCATTAAGATCTCCGACAAGAAAGATGCGTTTTCTGCGTTGGGGGACTCCCCAGTATTTAGCGTCGATAGTTCGATAAGCAACGCTCCATCCGTCACCCATGTAGATGTCGGAGTGGGGCCATTTGTTTTTCTGAGGCATAGGCACCTCGGTGCCAGCCTCGACGATCCCGATAACCGCTTCGAGGACGGCTTTGAAGTCGTAGCCGGAGTTTGAGGAGAATGCTCCGGGGACATTTTCCCAACAGATCCAGCGAGGGTATTTGCCATTGGTGGCACACCTCATTTCTTTGATAATGCGGATGGCCTGGTAGAACAGTATGGACTGCTGACCGTCGAGGCCAGCGCGGCGCCCAGCGACCGACATATCAGTGCAGGGCGATCCGAAGGTGATAATATCCACAGGCTCAATCTTGCCGCCATCCATGGTAGAGATGTCGCCGTAGTGTTTCATGAAGGGTAGTCGTTTTGTCGTGACACGAATAGGAAACGGCTCGACTTCCGATGCCCACAAAGGAGTAACGCCAGAGAGCAAGCCGCCCAAAGGAAAACCGCCCGACCCGTCAAAGAGACTACCCAAGGTCAGACTGTTGCTCATTTTCTCTTCTTCACTTCTTTCACCAGTTCAGCAAAGGTGAACTTCACGCCGTCACGAATGACATAGGTGTTCGCTGCGTCACCCGTGTTCTCCACATAGCGGCGGAGAATGACGGAGGCATACTTTTCGTCCAACTCCATCATGTAGCAGATACGATTCATCTGCTCACAAGCCAGCAATGTCGATCCGCTACCGCCGAAGGTATCCAGCACCAGAGCGTTCTCACGGCAGGAGTTGCCGATAGGATAACACAACAGATCCAGAGGCTTGGAAGTGGGATGGTGGTTGTTCTGGGTCTGCTTATCGAAGTTCCAAACAGTGGTCTGCTTGCGATCCGCATACCAGGCGTGTTTGCCGTTGGGCAAGTAGCCGTAGAGGATCGGCTCATGCCGCCACTGGTAGTCGGAGTAGCCAGGGACCAGCGCGTTCTTCGCCCAGATGCATACACCAGACAGATGGAAACCAGAGTCGATGAAAGCACGGCGGAAAATGTGGCCAACCGTGTCAGCGTGGAATACATAGGTAACGCCGCCGGGTTCCAGGCTGTTAGCCATGTTGGTGAATGCCTTGACCAGGAAGTCATAGAACTCTTCATCCTTGATGCTGTCGTTTTTGATCGTCAGCCCGGTGGAACTCTTGAAGGATACACCATAGGGAGGATCGGTCAGCACCAGGTTTGCCCGTTTGCCATCCATGAGGGTAGACACATCGTCGGGGTTGGTGGCATCCGCACAGTACAGTCGGTGCCGGCCCACATACCACATATCGCCTCGTTGCACGAAGCTGGCCTGTTCCAGAGCGGCGTTCAGATCGAACTTATCGTCCTTACCCTCCTTTTTGCCAGTCTCGGCAAAAAGGTCAGACAGTTCCTCTGCTTCAAAACCAGTCAAAGACACATCGAAGTCAGTGGCTTGCAGATCTGTGATCAGCAGAGCCAGCTTATCCTTATCCCATTCGCCAGAGATCTTGTTCAGAGCGATATTGAGGGCTTTTTCCTTGTCCTCGTCCATTTCGACCACCACGCATTCCACCTCGGTGATGCCCATGTCCTGCAGAACTTTCAGACGCTGGTGACCACCCACCACCCGGCCAGTCTTGCTGTTCCAGATGACGGGTTCCACATAGCCGAACTGCTCAATGGAGCGTTTCAGCTTCTCATATTCAGCGTCCCCAGGCTGGAGGTCTTTTCTGGGGTTATATTCAGCGGGCAGAAGATCCGCTGTGTTTTTCCGTTCAATAATCATACAAGCCCCCATTCTGCGAACTTCTCAAAGCCGCCAACCAGATGGATGTAGGACTTTGCAATACCCACGATCTTCTCGTAGGGAATGCCGTTCACGGTCTCGTCACCGATGGCACAGCACAGTTCCACGGGACGGCCAGTACGCTGGGCCTCCAGCCAAGCATAGATGTTCACACTCACATCCGCCTTGGACAGATCCTTGCCGTGCAGACCACCGCCAGTAACGGAGTCAGCCATGTCGCTGCCCAGCTTGCGGTTGGTAGCACCAGTATCCACATCGGTACCACCAGACCAGTCACCTAGGGGGTTGACCTCGGCTGCGGGGTACAGACGATTAAACAGCTTGGAATGGACATTGCTCTGGCAGATGATGAGTCTGTCGCCGTCCAGGATGTACTTTCCGTCATATGGGCAGTCGGCGTAGATGTCCCTGGCGATCCGGGACAGAGTACGCTGCTCCTCGGTGACAGGTACACCTTTGAAGATGCCGTTGTCGCCGCAACGGAAACCCTTGCTCTGGTTCTTTGCGAGGTGGGTGTCTTGGGGGACGATATGGATGTCTGCACCAAGGTTGCCGCCGATGCGGTAGATGGCCATAGCCACATCCTTCTCATCCAGGGGAGTAGAGGTTTCAATGACCGCATGGCACACACCGTGTCCGATCAGAACCTCCACAGCAATCTTCGGATCGTCCTGGGCCTTGTAAGCCAAATCGACAATGGCACCTGCGATCCGATCAGCCACCTTGTCGGGGTGGGCGGGGTTTACTTTTTCAAACATTTCCGTTCCTCCACTAATGTAGTTTTTCAGCGGTTGCCGCCTTTTCTGGCAAGGAGCAGCCGCTCCATCACATCATCCTGGGGAGTTGCACCGCTGTACTCGCTGGTACAGTTCTCCTTGACGATTTGGAAAATCTCCATCCACAGACGGTTGGTCTGTGACATGAAGTTCTGGCTCATCGCCACATAGGGACTCTGGATTGCATTGCCCGTGGTGGGATGCTTGGCGAGAAAACCGTATTCTGTCACGGCCTCTTCACATTGAATCCAACGAGCCACACTCATGGCGTAGCGTTCCAGAAGCTGGGGCGAAACCAATGCGGTACATTTCCGTTCAGCCAGCCAATTCCAGGTAGCCTCGTAAATGTCAGCGGCGATCAGTTTCTTTCCGTCCTTCTGGGTGGCGGATAGCATAGCAGAGGGTTTCGGCATCGGCTGACCTTCTAAATCGGCTGCGTTATCGAAGTCGATGACAGTCAACACTCTTTTGCCGGGATTACCTTCTGCGATTTTGTCGGTGAGTGGCTTTTTCTTCGCCCCCGCTCCGACTCGCGCTCCGCCACGGTTGGTACCGTCTTTTGCCACAGTTTCACCTCCTGTCGGCGGGGCCGGGTTAATACCCCCTTTGAAATTGCGATTTTGCACACGAAGCCCCAGGCCCGTTGCACCAGATATTAGCCGTAGAGATTTGACCTCCCCCTGGGGGCCCATAGACAACCCAAGTTTAGGCCAAACCTCTCAGCTTCGCTTACCCCAGCGGTCGCCTTCTTTGGCGGTGATGGTGGAGTGACAAGGCTTGCATAAGGCCATCAGATTTGTTTCGGCATGAGTTCCACCACGAGAAAGGGGTAACACATGGTGGACTTCGGCTGCCGGAGTGATGCGGCCTTGCTTTGTGCATTCCTCGCACAAAGGATGGGCGGCGATGTAACGGTCACGGATACGCTTCCAGGCTCTGCCGTATCTACGGCGTACTGCTGGATCACGGTCGTACTTCTCATAGCGTCTGGCTTCTACCTTGGCGTGTTCCTCACAGAACCTTCCATGGGTCAGCTTGGGGCAGCCGGGAAACGAACACGGACGCTTGGGTTTACTTGGCACGACGATCCTCCTTCCTAAACAGTTGTCGCAGTTTATATCGGAGGATGTACCAGACCTGTTCGGGGTACGATACTCTACGGTATCCCATGCAACCACCTCCGTTTGGGCAAAGAAAAAGCCCTCACAGGATTTCTCCCGTGAAGGCTGTTCCATATTTGCTGGGCGATTATAAGGATATCATAGGGCAATACTGGATTACAATGGATTTTACTGTACGGGCAACAGATCATCCACCATCTTCAGAGCCTTGCGGTGCAGGCGGTAGATGTTGTCGATCCCGTAGTTCATTTCCACAGCGATCTGCTCCCAGGTCTTGAAGCAGAGAAACCGCAGTTCCAGAAGGGTCTGGCATTCGGGATCGGCCACCGATTTGATGATGGTGACCATTTCACGCTTCAGATCGACCAGAGCGTCGATGTCCCGGTTGATGTCATTCTCCAGATCCACGATCTTTCCAATGATGTCCTGCATACGGTACACATTGCGGCTACCGCCAGAGGGCATATCGCTCAAGGTGGCGGTGGCCTTGGTAGTCAACTCCCGGAGGGAGAGGACTTGCTCCAGCTTGCTGTTGATACGCTGGTCAAGGCGGTATGCCTGGTTGAGATATTCTTTTGCTGTCATTTAGGCACCTCCAAATTTGCCTTTACGGCATCGATAAGGGCGGACTGCGATTTGTCTTTTTTCCGAAGGGCGGACATAATCCGCTCGTCGATGGTATTGGCGGCGATAATGTGGTGGATGACCACAGTATCGGCCTTTTGGCCTTGCCGCCAGAGTCGGGCATTGGCCTGTTGGTATAATTCGAGGCTCCATGTGAGGCCAAACCAAATCATGGTGGAACCCCCAGCTTGGAGGTTTAATCCATGGCCAGCAGATGCTGGGTGGATGACGGCCACAGGAATCTTGCCGCTATTCCAATCGGCGATGTCCTTGGAAGTGGAGATTTCCCGAACTGTGAACCGCTTCTTGATGCGTTCCAGATCGTGCTTGAACCAGTAGGCCACAAGAACGGGTTTGCCGTTTGCGGCCTCGATCAGATCTTCCAGAGCATCCAATTTGCGGCTATGCAATTCCAGGTAGTGGCGATCCTCGCTGTAGACGGCACCATTGGCCATCTGGGACAGTTTGCCAGCCAGGGCGGCGGCATTTCCAGCGTCGATTTCCTCGCCTTGGAGAGAGACCACAAGATCCGCCTTCATGGTGTCGTAGGTCTTGCGTTCTTTTTCGGAAAGGGCGACCTTTACCTCGTTCATCACGCATTCGGGCATATCCAGATGGTCAACGGCCTTCATGGAAATGGTGATGTCGGAAATAGCATCGTATATGCGATCCTCGGCACCGGGGAGCGGTTTGTAGGAGAACACTACTTGTCCGTTCCGTTTGTCGGGTTGGAAGTAGGCGTTCCTGTAATGGGTGATGAAGCGACCGAGCCGTTTGCCCAGATCCAGCAGTCGGAACTCTGCCCAGAGATCCATCAGACCGTTGGAAGAAGGGGTACCTGTTAGGCCAACCATTCTCTTGACGCTGGGGCGGACTTTGAGGAGGCTACGGAACCGCTTTGCTTGGTATGACTTGAAGGAGGAAAGTTCGTCGATGACCACCATGTCGTAGTCAAACGGTAGGCCGCTTTCTTCCACCAGCCATTGGACGTTTTCTCGGTTGATGATGTAGACGCTTGCTCTCTGCTGCAAGGCGGCTTTTCGTTCCAATTCGGAGCCGACCGCCACGGAGTAGGACAGGCCATTGAGGTGGTCCCATTTCTGGATTTCCGCTGGCCATGTATCTCTGGCAACACGCAGCGGTGCGATCACCAGAACCTTGCGGACGAGGAAACTGTCGAGGCAGAGATCGAAGATGGCGGTCAGCGTGATGACGCTTTTGCCGAGACCCATGTCCAGGAAAACAGCCGCCACCGGGTGGTCGAGTATGAAGTTGGTGGCGTAGGCCTGGTAATCATGAGGTTTGTATTTCATTGAGAATCCTCCCAATTTGTTCTGGCCTGTCAATGCTGTAAACCAAAAAGCCAAGTGCTTCTAACTGGCTTTTTCGTCTTACTTGCAAAGGCCGTAGTTCTTTGCCGGGTGCCTTCAGCTCAATGAAGGCTATTTTGCCTCCGGGCAGGAGTACCAGACGATCTGGCACTCCATCTAGGCCGGGGCTTATGAACTTGGGGGCAAGACCGCCCATATTTTTGACGGCCTTGACCAGTTTTGCTTCTACGGTTTTTTCACGCATTGGGTCTCCTTGTTACTGGTTACTGTTACCGATGGGCTTCCAACCTTTTCTCGTATATATGCGTATACACGGGCGTTTTCGACCTCTTTTCCTTTACCCACAATGTTTAAGTAGGCAATCAGTAACACCAGTAACACACCGCAAAACCGCCCTAGCGGGAAGGGGTTGGGGTGTTACCGATGGTGTTACTGACCCGCCTCATCGTTATCAATCGGTAACAGCTAACTGTTACTGATGACTGGGATCGGTAACACGGATATAGGTCTTTTGCAGACCATATCCGGGGATACGGAGCTTGCTCTGGGCGTTACCGCTGTATCTCTTCCAACCACCCAGCTTATAGAGGATACCTTCAATCTCGTAGGAGTCTGTTTTCTTCATCGCCTCACGGGGCTTGCCGAAGCACTCACACCAGATTTCCATAGCACATACACGGGTACGGCGGACGGTACCTTCTTCCGTCTGGCCACCAAACTCATTACCATTGAGAAAGTTCCGACGCTGGAAGAGGTCATAATTGTCCCAGCCGTCCGGCAGCAGACGATCCAGATACTCTTGGACGATACCTTCACGGGCATCGGTTTCCATGGCAGCACGCTGCTGGGAATAAGCCTCTGCTGCGACTTCACCTTTGAGGAACAGTTCTTCTCCACGGTTGTAGTATTCAATAGCCTCTGCCCATACCTGGTCAACCTCGGTCAGTTCCCAAGGATGATACTTACCGTGGCCAGTAACATTGACAGGCCAGAAGCGACGGTTGCCTGTTATGTCACGGAGGAATCCACCGTCGCTGTTGGTGGTGCCAACGATGACACAGGATCGGGGATGG